AGACATTACACTTATCCGTATGCTATGTGGGCATCACACCCAGTATACTGACAGTTTGTAATGGAGCAAAAAGAAAGTAACCAACTCTCTAGATCACAGTGTGGTTAGCACCGTCGCGGGCGAGCTCATTCCCCGTCTAATGCTGGTTGAGGGAATTGAACCCACTTTAGGCGCTTTATGAGAACGCTGCATTTACCAAATTGCTAAACCAGCTAGTTTAGGAACTCTTCCCAACTACCTCCAAAGTGTAGCACATTATGGCAGTTATGGCAAAGAAGGTCGCATTTATCAACTTCTTCTTTAATGAGTTCCCATTTACGATTTGCAAAACTTCTCCCGTCAAGTTTTATTTCTTTTTGGGATGGGTCTCTGTGATGAAAACATAGAGTTGCGGGTCTATCTTCACCACAAGTTTGACACTTACCACCTTTGTATTGAAGTGCTTTCCACTTATTGGAATAACCTCTTGCTTTTTGTTCGGTATAAGTGTTTCGGTTCATAACACAAGGATCATTTTTATAACGCCACCTTTGACGACAGGTTTCATTACAATAAAGTTTTGCTCTCCCACCCTTACGGGCACTTTGTGGAACTTCTTTACTGCAAGATTTACAAGTAATCATAGTTATGAATGAATACATACACCTATTTATAAAACAAGTGTATGCAGATACCCGTGGATGGATTTGAACCATCTCAAAGCCTCTAATCTGGAGGAAAAGGGTTATAAAACCTCTCTGACTACCAAGTCTCACGGGCTGATGATGAACTACTGAGCTTCGTTATTTTGCTCAGTGTGTATTCGTATTAGTTCATCATCAGCAGGCATCATCACTGCTGCTTTACCATCTTCTCTTACAATACCTATGGTTTCACCGTTTTCGACTCTTTCCATAAGGTCATCAAAATTGTCTTCCCATTCTTTCAGGGTAAAAACTTCCATTTACACCTCCAGTGGTTCTGCATAAACCAAAGCATCTTCGGGACAAGTATTACGGATGACCTCAAGAACATTCATGAACTGGTCTACAGTATCACAAACAATTTCTTTGGTGTCTCCTTCACTGGAATAGATGTAGAATGTGCGTTTGGTAGGGTCTACAACACATCGTGTGAGAAACTCGTCTTGCATGGTGCCTTGGTTGCTTACCTTGTTATTATAAGGCATTTGAGTGTCGGTGTCAACTGTGCCAGTCGGGGAAGTGGTTAGGTTGTTGCGACTCCAACAGTAGGTTTTGGATATTGATTTTTTACTTCTAAAATTTTTGCTTTCCATCCTTCATATCCTTGATGATATAGAAGATCTAATTGGTCTTCGATTGATGGATATGCAGGTTTACGATCTCTTTGATATTGTGTATTTTCCCATTGTTGTGCTAATACTAAAATTTCAGCATTAACTTCATCTTCTGTTGGTATTGATTGATCTTCACTCAACCAATCAATACCAGAATATGTATTCCCTACAACACCAAAATCAGCACCAGGTCTCAATGAGACTAATGCACAAGCAATTGTAGGATAGTGAGTATTATTCATGTTAAAATCTCCATTACTGTGATTATGTTGTTGTGATTGTAACTGCCCAGTGTGGGGTCACTATAATTCCAGTGTGAAGTGCCACCTGAATCCCATCTACCACCTATAAGGTTAAAGTCAAATGAAGTACCTGCAGATATTTCCGAATCTGGAATCCAAAGAGCACTTCTATTTAAAGTTGCTCCTGTCTCTCCTAAACCGGCATTGCATCCCCATTCGTCACCCAGAGCTCCATCCACTCCAGCAATCCTAGTCCCCGATGCAGAGTAATTCGTCGAAGGAGCTCCTACAGCAAATCCAATATTATGTCTAGACTGGGCACCACTATCATTGTATACATGTGCATATCCGATTAGAAAAAACTGACTATTTGTTCCAACTGTAGTTAATGTTACTTTATTAAATATGCTGTAATAACTTTGATTTGTGGTTCTTTGGACCTCTGTTGTACTTTTGCTAGACTTAAGTTGAAGAACTTTTCCACCACGATCAGCACCATCAACACCATCAGAAACTTGTACCCATGCTCCACCTTCTCTTACTTTTATTGGCATAATTATAATATTTTTCTATATTTATTTAAGTCTTCATAATGAAGGCAAGAGCATAATATGGTGGAAGGTTGTTATGTGCTTGTCCACCACCTTGAGATGCTACTGCATCTCTTGTTGTAAACTCCTTACTACCCGCAGTGATTCCCTCATCTTGAGTAGCACCACTATTCAGAGTCCAGTATTGATCACCTCCAGGAGTTCCGTCATATGGGTGAGTATGAGCTGGCATCTCATCAATTGTTAATGTATGAGTAGCACTACCACCAGTAGAACCTAAACCAACACCAGGATATGTTCCTGTTCCACCGATCGTAGCACCAATAATAAATTTATCTCTTAAATCTGGTGCATTGGCTGCTTGTGCTTCTGTGGAATTATCACATAAAACCCAACCACTAGGAGCTGTAGTTCCGGAGAACATCATAATCATACCAGTGACAAAACCTCCACTACTACCAGAACCAGGAGTAGTATCATACCAAATATCACCATCACAAACCGATGCCCCTGTAGGTTCGGAAGTTTGAACATACTTGACACCAAAAGCATTACTATTATCAGGAATATTAATTTGTTTTGTTCCTACTGATGGTTCCGATACTGTAATTGGAAGAGTACACAGTGAACTTCTATCAGTATAATCAACCGTAACATTAGAAACTTTTCCATCAGCAGTCGTTTGTGCTCCAGAAGCAGCAGTGGCAGCATCATTAGCAGTCGTTTGTGCTCCAGAAGCAGCAGTGGCAGCGGCAGCGGCAGCAGTGACAGCACTATTAGCAGTCGTTTGTGCGGAACCGGCAGCAGTGACAGCACTATTAGCAGTCGTTTGTGCTCCAGAAGCAGCAGTGGCAGCGGCAGCGGCAGCAGTGGCGGCAGAATTAGCAGTCGTTTGTGCGGCAGAAGCCGCAGTCGCATTAGTGGCAATGTCAGTCGCATTAGTGGCAATGTTAGTCGCATTAGTGGCAGCAGCACTGGCAGCATCAGAAGCTTGAGTTGTCTCAATGCTAGATTCATTTATCCATATGGGAGCATTTGTTGTATTATTATATGAAAGAATTTTATTATCTGCATTCGGTTCTGCTAAAAATGCTGTTGTATCTGCTGCTGATTGATATGGTAAACTTCCTGCCGCACCACCATCAAGATTTGCAGCAAGACCAATGTTAGTGATTTCACTAATAATAGTTTCTCTTTTTAAATCCCTGACCCAGAGAGCATTTGCACCTAATCCAGACCAGTTTAGTACAACAATAGATGTCCAAACTGCACTGGAAGTAGGTGTGTAATCAAAATTAATTGTCTGCCAATCAGTATTTCCAGGTTGGTTCTCATATGAAACTGTAGTATTTCTTCGACTATCTTCTTGTACTACAGAATTAGTTGCACTATTTGATACATGTGTTTTTCCAGTCGGGAGTTCTGAATCATATTCATATGCCCTAATATAAACACCACTAGAGGAATTTGAACCAGACTTAATTTGAAGAGTAATTTTAAATTTTCCACCAGGATTTACATTCACTTTGAATGCAGGGAAAGCCATTCCAATCGTAGTATCAGATGCACTAGTTTTTAATCTTATTGCAGATTCGGTTGTGTCCCAAAAAATAGAGTCATAATCACTATTGCTGTATGCAGGAACACAATCATAAGGATTTCCCTTATATCGAACCATTTTAACAGAATTATCACTTGGATTATAAGATAAATCATCATCACCATATAAGTCCTCATAATCTCCATTAGGATCATTAGAAACAAATGTCAGATAATGAGTTGCGTCAGTATCTCTTTCCGTAACTTGTATTTTAGTAGCACTATCGGCATTACCTGTAATAGTACCTACAAAATTATCTGCATAAACATTATTCCATTTATTAGATGTTCCACCTAAATCAAATGTTCCATTTGTTGATGGCAATAAATTACTATCAACTCTAGCCGTAAATGTTACAGTATCTGAAACAGCATTTCCTAAATCAATATCACCATTAGCAGTTAGATTTCCAGAAACTAGAACATTACCGATAAAAGTAGAAAGACCAGAAACCCTTAATGTATCAGTTTCAGTATGTCCTGTTACATCTAATGATTCTGTAAATGTACCAGTTCTTGCTGTTAAAGAATCAAAAGTTAAATCATCAGCAACATATAAATCACCACCGACATATAAATCTCCACCCGTCGTTGTAATACCACCATTAGATGCAAGTGTCGTTGCACCACCTACATTTAAACCCAGTCCAATATTAACACTCTTGTTTATACCGACACCACCATCAACCTGAAGAGCACCACTATCTGTTGATGCAGATTCCATATCTTTTTGTAATAATAGAAAATCTTTAATAACTACACTTGATGCTCCACCAGAGTCGATAGTTAAATTTGAAGATCCTTTTGTACTTATAGAATTTAAACCAATTACAACACTTCCAAGAGTAGAAACTCCGGATACATTAATATTATCAAAATCTCCAGTTCCAAAATCAAAAGTTGCTATGGTTCCAATACCAGTAATATTGAGATTAGTTGCTTGTATTGTCTGACCAACGGTTAGATTCTTATCAATACCAACACCACCATCAATCTGAACACCACCAGTATTTGTATCTCCTAAGGTATTATCAGTGTTTTTTGTAAATTTTGCAGTTTCTGAAACATTGAGAATATCAAGGTCTGTTGTTCCATCAACATCAAGACCTGCATCCATGTCTACATTACTTACAAATGTAGAAAGTCCTGATACATTTAAAGTAGTTGCATCTATACCACCATTCGCATCAATAAGTCCTGTAAATGTAGACAATCCACTTACAGAAAGAGTATCAACAAATACTCCACCACTAAATGTGGATACTCCAAGAACATCTAATAGTTGTGTTGGAATTGTACTTCCTATACCAACACGATTATTATTAAAATCATAATAAAAATTATCTCCACCATCTATAAGTCCGGCAGTATTATGAAACTGAACTTGTCCTATAGTTCCACCGGCACCAGAAATAACTGCATTTGGTGTAACCCATAAAAGGCCACCGGTTGCAGTTTTTACAATTAAATCTCCCTGATCTCCGGGTTGATTTGTAGAATCATAAATTGTTCCTGTGATTCTAAAATTGCCATCATGAAGATGAAGTCTCTGAGTAGGTTCTGTGGTTCCAATACCAACCGAACCAATACCAGTTGTTGTAATAACTGTTCCACCAGTTCCTACGGTAATTCTATCTCCCGCAGCAAACAGTCCATCATCAAAGGTAAATCTTGCATCTGTTGCAAAATCATCATTATTTTTAAATAATACCGAATTATTATTTCCTGGAGGTGCCATCGTAATGGTAACTGCAAATCCAGGATTAATTCCACCTACACCTTCTGCAACTACAGAATTGCCAATAAAGTTTAATTGTGTAGTACTGCTCAATCCCCCAACCTGATTACCCTCATCAAAAACAGTGATAGTACCAGGAATAATACCTCCCTGATTGGGAATCCAATATCTTTCTCCCGGAAATCCATCAACACCGATAACAATATATTGATTTCCTGATGGTGGAAGTTTATTAAGATAAGCAGATGGACCAATAATAGGGTCACCTAAGTTTGGTTCCGACTCACTTACAGAAAGATAACGATATCTATCAGAACTTAATCCAGTTTGTGGCGTTAATTTAGAACGACCTGATATATACTTTGCCATACTTATGTTGTGCTATTCTCCAGAATACTCATAATAAACTCCATCTGTAATGGAGCAGCTTGGCCACCACTTACATATGTATGCGCGATTCCTGATACGACACCAGTATCAGTCGTAAATGTGAGTGATGTGCCGACAGGACCAGTAATACTATCGACTATAAAAGATTTTTGAGGGTCTGGAAAGATTGATGTTGTTATTCCTCCTGAATAATTACCACAAGTGAAGGCAATACCACTCATCGTAACCTCATCATTTACATTAAATCCATGAGGTGTTGCTGTTTTTACTGTGGTAATACCCGTTTCATTATCATATTGCACTGTGCTTATTGATACGACTCCACTCTGAACTCCTTGAATAACAACAGAATCTCGTTTAAGAGCATCTCTCTCTAAGACCAATCTACCATCAACAATCACTAATGCATCATTCGGAGGAATTTCTCCATTTTTTATAATTCTTATATTTCTCGTATTTCCTGATGTTTTGGATGCAGTGCTTGTTCTTCTGTGTGTAAATGTTACTGATGGATATGTATCACCAATACCAACATTCGATACAGAAGCATAAAGAACAATAGAAGAAACTCCAGCTGGTGCGGTATAAACAGTTTGTTCTCCTGGTGCTACTGGAACCGCTATCGTAATAAATTTATTAAGTGGTGCAACTGCCATATCTTATCTCAATGCAAGTATGAGTGGTGTAACTTCTGCCTGAATTGCCTTACTGAAATCTCTTCCTCTAACAGTTGATGTTGTCTGATCAACTTGAATACCTTCACCAATATCAAAATTACCTTTTTGGTCTGTAGAAGTGAATGGAATTTGTGCTCCATCAAGAGCAACAACTTCATTCTCTTTAATTGGAAGAGCACCTTCAAAAGGTAGTGATGTATTTATGTTAGTACCGCATCCAACATACTCAAAAGAATGAGAACTTGTTAAGATACGACTAATTCTTTGAAGAGTAAATGGATCTCCTGCGAATAGTTCATAAGGAACAAATTCATTGAAGGTCATTGTAGTTATTCCAGTCGTATTCTCTGTTGCTTCAGAGATTGTGAAATATAATGGTTTCATCACAACTTCGGCAACCGAAGCATTTCCATTTACTTCTACAACAATATTTTGTGTTGGTAAGTAATTTCTACCAGAATTAATAATATCAATCGCAGTTAGAGTTCCTTCTGCATTTATAGTAGCACTTCCTTCTGCCACAATACCTTGAGGACCTTTAGGAGCAACAGTTTCATCAGCATCTTTTATCAGAACATCTGGAGGATTTGATTGACTATACGGTCCTCCTGATACCCCATCCAATACGTTTATCTTAAAAACTTCTTGTAATGGTGCGGTAATTCTACCATTTGCTTGTTCGTCAGCAGGAACATCTGGATAATTGGATAAATCAATTTTAAAGTAAATTGCCTGACCATCAAAAGGTCTTTCCGGTTCATTTTCCGAATCAGTAACACCAGTTCCAACCACAACGTCAGAATTATCTCCTGGTATTACATTATTCAATACTGTTCCAGTGTATTGAGTTGCTCCCAATCCAACGGCATACAAACCAAAATTACCAAAAGAACTATTGGAGTTAGTTAAGTCACATTGTCCACCAGTATCCGCATAAATCGCAATATCATTATTAATTGTAAATATTGAAACTAATTGTGCATATGCATTATTTGTAAGTGATACTCCAATACCATTTTCATTATATTGTGTAAATGAGTCACAAACCATTGATTTTAGATTTGCTCCGTCTGGTGTTCCCGTTGCATCATTACCATCAATTTTCATACCGATACTTTCGGTCATGAAATTGGTACAATTGCGAACATATGGAGATCTCCACCTCTTAGTTTCACCTGCAGTTGCTGGGCCAGCAGGAAGATATCCACTATTTGCGGTTACTCCTGTTTTTGGAAAGGCAACAGCACCACAACCGGCATGAGAAACACCAACGGTGTCTCCATGAAAACTTAAGTTTTCAATCAAACAACCCCTTCTTACCCAAAAAACATCCAGAGATGTATTCAGAGGTTCAATCGTAACCAATCTTAAATCTTCACCAGTAATAGATACATCCGTATTCAGACCAACTGGATTGTTTTCTTTATAACGACCCGGACGAATTTTAATCGTATCACCAGGTTGTGCAATTGAAGCAGCAGCTCCAACAGTTGCTTTTGCATCACCTTCTAATAATCCACTATTAGCATCATCTCCATTTTTAGTAACCCAAATAGTATTATGTGTTTCGACACCTGATGGTCTCCAAGATACTCCACTTCCAACAGATGCTAAACGATAATCTGTCTTAGCAACACTTACACCTGTTTCCCCATTAATATCAATTAAAGAATTGTCTAATTCTAAAGTTCCAGTCAGTTTAGTATTTTCTCCAACATTAAGATTTTTCTCAATACCAACTCCACCTTCAACAACAAGTGCCCCAGTATCTTTATCTATAGAGTCCGTTGTACCTTCTATTTTTGTATCACTACCAACAAATAACTTCTTAACTATTCCTACACCACCATCAATCTGAACTGATGCATTCGTCGTGCTAGTAGCATCTGTTACATCATTAAATGTAGAAACTCCATCAACATCTAGAGTACTATTAAGTGTTGTATCACCATCAACATCTAGAGTACTATTAAGTGTTGTGCCTCCATCAACATCTAGAGTACTATTAAGTGTTGTACCTAAATCAACATCTAGAGTTGCATTAAGAGTTGTATCACCATCAACATCTAGAGTACTATTAAGTGTTGTGCCTCCATCAACATCTAGAATGTTATTAAGTGTAGTGGCACCATCAACATTCAAAGTGCCACCAACATCTAAAATAAATGCTGGATTATTTTTCCCTATACCAACATTTGTTAATCTGTAAATATTATTTCCATTAGCTCCCCAGAAATCTTTAGATTGTATTCTGGCAATTGCGGTAGGATTATCTGGATCTGGAATTGGAATGATTGTATCTGTTCCAGTTCCACCACTATCAATCTGAACAAAATTAAGAGCAAAAAATGTCTGTGCAGTTCCAGGATTTGGAATATAAGTTCCCGTATCCTGAACTAAAATGCCGAGTTGATCAACAGGAGAAGCCTGTATCCATCTAACTCCAGTTGCATCACGATTTAAATAATACCCATTAATTCCAGGAGCACCCGCAGAATCATAAATGTTTCTTGCAATAGAAATTGATCCATCAATATCAAGTTTTAATTCTCCTTGTGTTCCAGTATTAAGACCAACAATTCCAAATTCGGGATTTGTTTTTCCAATTCCAACTCTCCCCTCATCAGTAATAACAAAAGTTTTATCATCTTCAGAATTAAACTGAAACTTTTGTATTGGAGTTGCAGTAAATATACCAATCTTTTCAGTTCTTGTATCAATATTGAGTGCTGTTCCACCTATACCAACATCAAGTCTTGTTTTTACTAATAAGAAATTAAGATCTAAATTTCCTTCAATTGTTACATCTTTCTTGAATGTAGCATTTTCTTTAACTGAAAATGTTCCATCAACGTCTAGATTACCACCAATGCTTACATTTTTAAAAAATGTTACATCATCATTAAAATAAGTTTCTTCTCCAAATACATTAATATTGAGTAAATCTCTTGACATTTTTTTAGAAGATTGAGGAAACAGCAGGACCTACTATAGGAAGATCTCCTATACCAGTAACTGCACCGGCAGTTTTAAGAACATCCTGACCAATATAGGAACCATCAGTAATTCTTTGTAACCAACTACCAGTAGTCATTTCTACCATATTTCCTGTAAGTCCATTTACATCTACCGATTGACCGTCAAGATTAATTTTTCCATTTTTAGATACTACATTAAAATTTCTACCTGCTTTTAAATCAATATCTTCGTCTGCCTGTATCATAATATTTTGTCCCTTAATTTTTACATTACCATTATTCATACAAGTAATTGTAATATCACCATTAACAGTTGCTAAAACAAAACTAACATCTTTTGCTGAATTTTTTGTTCCGGCAATCATTTCTATACATTTATCATTATGTTGATGAAAAATTCCACTTTCAGAAAATAATTTTAAATCTACATCCTTATTTTCAGTATAAGCATAAAATCCTGCAATTGATGGTCCATCACCATTCATTTGAGGATCAGAAATACTAAAACTATAATTGGGTCCGTAAGAATCGTAAGAACGTAATTCTATATTTTGATTCGGTCTTTCTGCCATTTTATTATACGCAATCTATAACACTAATAATTTCATTCTGTGGAGGTTGTGGGGGAATAAATGTTCCTATTATTGGTTTTATAAGTGCTCCAATACCAGTTTCTGTACTGATTGTAATTGTTGGTAACTCAGTTACTTTCAATCTATTTATCGGAGATGCTGATATAATTTTTCCATCTTCGATAGTAAGGTCATACTCTTCTCCATTATCATCAGTTGCAGTATCCCCAGGATTATATCCAGTTCCTGGATAAAGAACTATTGTATCTACAATCGAACCATCATCTAATTCTATATCTATACCTTCGAGTGTATCTTCTACAGGATAATTTTCACCTTCTGAAAGCATATAAACACCTGTAATTTGTCCATATGTTGAAGAATTTTTGTCGTAATCAACAATTGCTCTTCCAACTGCACCATACCCAAGACCACAAGAATCTTCAAAAGCAACCATTGGTGGAGCATAAGTATATTTGGAACCCGGATCTGTAATCTCGACACCAATAATACTTCCAGTTCTTGCAACAGAAGATGTTATTTTTCCTAAACCATCAGTATTATTAACAATTCCACCCAAAATTACTTTTCCAGCACCACCTATACCATTTCCACCAAAGAATGATACTGTTGGTCCTCCACAACTTGTTAGAGTTCCACAATCAGGTTTACTATATGGTGAAGTTTGTGGTGTTATAGCAGATAATGCATTTGAGATATTTGCAAATTCCAAGGCATTATCTAAAATATCATTCACTTTTGCTTTATTTTTTGGACCATAACCAATTGTCCATTCCTTAACACCGTGACATTTATCTGCAGTTTGATTACAACTAAAGAAATTTTGAATAGATTTTATTACATCAACAGAACTACGAAGAAAATCTACAATTTTAAATCCTGGACTTGCCAATTCTAAAATTTTACTTATACCACCCAAAACAGAATCTAATCCGGACGATATATCATCAATAATACCATTTAAGAAAGAACCAATAAATTGTTCTGCAGTACAAACTCCAAAATTAACAACTTCTAAAACAGTTGATTCGATTAAATCTTTGAGTGTATCTCCAAGACCATTAATAATTTTTGCAGAAACACATGCGATTGCATCTTGTGCTGCTTTTAATGGAGGAACCATTGATTCTTGTGCGGCAACACCAGCTAAATGTGCTGCATATGGATTTCCTGTTGAAGCAAGAACTGTAGCATAAACCTTTTTATATAAAAGATCTAATCCATTTTTTAAAATTGGAATTAATGCAGTATATAATGAGTTGAATAAAGTTCCTACAAACTGATTAGCAAGAACCTGTATTTTTTTAACTGCATTTTGAATATCTCCAAGAAAATCAGTTCCTTGATTAATAACATTAATTAGATTTCCTAATATTCCAGTAACTTCTGTAGCAAAATTATCTTCACAAGTATCAGCAAAAGTTATAACATTTCCTGTTGCACTAGATGCTTTTACTTCTCTTGCCTTACCTTTTCCTTCATTATTTTGATTTAAAGGATCAACATTTTCTATATTTCTAGGTTGTTTTTGATCCTGTAAACTTTGTCCCGTCGATTCTCGATCACTTTTTGTGTCGGGTCTTTTTATATTTGTAGTATAACCAGTAAATGGAACAAAAGGATCTGATGGTTCGAGTGATGGTATAAATTGTGTTTTTCCAAAAGCACCCATAATAACCGGAATTTGTGCATCATCACCATCAAGGAAAAACCCTACAACAATATCTCCCTGATTAATTCTAGCACTTTGAGCAAATCCACCACCACCACTTCCTGCGGTTGTGGGCATCATAACTCCTGCCCAAGGAAGATCTTCATCAGAAAGTTCACTGTAATTATCAGGGTGATATCCTAATATTCTAACCTTATATCTAAATGCCCAACCTTCTCCATTTGCCTGTTCTGGAGCAGAAGCAGTTTGTGCAATTTGACCAATCCACCAACGAAATCCGTCTCTTCCAATAAAATTACTTTTGAGTGTAGATTCTTCTATCATTAATCTTTTTTATTGATTCCGAAATTATCTCTAACCAATTTCAAAGAAGTATAAGAACTGTTAGGTTCAAAATGATGACATAATTCCTTTATTATATATGCTCCACTTACTTCACTATCTAATTCATTTTCATCTTCTGATGAAATTTTTGGAAATTTGCAATCAATTACATCACCGGCACTCAGATTAGTATTGCAAGGAATCATCATACTTACGGTTTGAGTTAACAGTGCATTATATCTCATAAGAGATTGTGATTTATATTTTTCTGGGTCTGCATTTTTTTCTGTTGAGATTCCTTTATCTAATGTTCCAATATCAAGAATTCCAGATATTATTCTTGTAGGACTTTCTGCAAGAGAAATATTAGATCCTTCACCTATTGTTGGCAATTTAAATTCTTTTGCTCCTAAACTTTCTGTCTTACCTTTATATTTTGATAATGTGAATGTATTATTACTAATATCAAAATTTAATGGATTAAAAAACATATTTCGACTTGCATATGCTCCTAATCTTAATTTTTCAATTAAGTTTTGATTTTTATCGGTAAAATAATTTAAAATTTTAAAATCATTATTGGTTTCAGTTTCATTTACATTAACTTCTGTATAATAATAAGGTGTATTTTTATTTTTTGGTTCTTGTTTCATTAATCCATCGATAGACTTAAATTTAAATCCATCTTTTGTCTGATAAAAAACAAATCCTGCAGTGGTATCTCCAGAAGACACCGGCACTGCTTTCGATGCCAACCAAACTAAAGTTGTGAAAGGTTTTTTTAGATTACCAATAAATGAATATGGATTTTGTGATTTTTCTATATCTTCACTATCAAATTTTGTGGTTTGTAAAACATCTTTTAAAATTTTTGATACTGACTGGTCAATTGTTCCAGTATATTTTCTCGCAACTCTTGTAGTTTCATTTGTGATTGCCTCTCTCGAAACTAGATTAAGTAGAAAACTTTCTGTTTGAGATTCAGAAATTACATCAGTAATACTAGAAACAAAAAGATACTTACTTGAATTTGATGCAAAATCAAGACCTTTCTTTCCATCACCTCTGTCCAAAACTTTCATACGAACTCTTTCACCACCCCTTAAAGGAAGACCATTATATATTGACTGCAATTTACCACTTTTCTCACCTTCTATCGAATCCCCAGTATTAATCACTCTGATTTTAGCAGTGATTGTTGGTGAAAAAATATCCTCATAATAATCAATCGAAACAGCACCTAACTTTAGATCAACAGTTTTCTGTTTATCATTAGATTCTAATATTAGTATTTCGTATAGTGAAGATCCGGTTGCTGACATTTAAGTATATGCTAAATCTGTTAATAATTTTCTTTTCATAATACTATTTAACGAGGCACCCATAACAATAATTGGAGAAGAACCTTCAGATTGTCCCATCATCATTGGTGGTGGTGCTTCTTCTTCTATAATTAGGATTGTATTTTGTGGTCCTGTCGAATATCCAATATCAGGCATCACTCCCGGTGATCGAGAGATTGCACTTGATCCATGTCCTAATCCTGCACCACCAAATCCGGCATTTGTTAATACCTGTCTTACTCTTGCAGAACCATTATATTCTCGTTGTCCGATTGCACCACTACCACCCCATTGTGCTCCAGGAACATCAATTGCCAAGTTTGCTCCGTGCCATCCAGGATCTCCCGGCCTATATTCACTACCTACTTGTATTCCTGCCGCACGTAATGCTGCTTTTGCTCTCTCTTTTTCTTGTATAGTTCTAAAAGCAATATGATCATGATAATTTGATTGTCTTCCATGACCATTATATTCAAAGTTTGGGTGCCTTCTATCTCCAGTAAGATATTCTACAACATTTCCTCCTCCACCATATCTTCCACCACTACCACCTCCACCAGCTTCCTTCAAATTCTTTTGATATACTTGAAGAGATTGAGATGCTGTTCTATTTGTTTGACCATATTGCGGTGTGAAACTTGCCCATTCTCCTCCAAGAATTTTCATATCATTTTCAGTTAATTTTTTTGAAGGATCAACACCTCTGTATTTTTGAGATTGGAACAAAATCATTTTATTTTGCAGTTCAGATGTATATTTTACCTTACTTGGATCCAATCCCATTGCCATTACAGTTTGTTCTGGTTTCATAAATTGACCTGCACCAACTGCTGCAGAAGTATATCCACTATAACTTGCTTCTCCTGCAGAAAGTCTTCTTTTTTGTTCTGCAACAACTTCATTTACAGTCATTTGCGAAAGATCCATATCAGTTCTTCCACCAAACCAAGTATTATATCCTTGTGTTCCTGATGTTCCTTCTAATTCTCTAACAGTTGCAATAAATGCCTTTTCTTCGGGAGTATCTGCTTCAATATCCGCAGCATTTAAATCTCCTCCACCTCCAACACCACCAGAAGTTTCTCCACTCATATCAGCAGTCAAAGCATTCTTCATACCCTCAACATCAGTCTGCATTCCTTTAAATGCACCATCCATTTCAGCCAATGCGCTTTTTAATTTTCCTTCACTATCTGTAAAATCAAAATTCTTTAAATTTTGATATCCAGCAACGACCACATTCTTTAATCCTGTAAACCATTTTCCAATATTTCCAATAAAACTCTTCAAACTATCAATAAGAAGATTTATTCTCTTAATTAAATCTTGAACAAACTTTATAATTTTTGGAAGATTATTAAATAACCACCCAAGAAATAAAGTTCCAATAAAATCTAAAATTTTCTCAAAAAAACTTTTACCCGGAATTGATCCAAGTTTAGGTTTTTTTATACTAAAAGTTTCTATAGTTTTTTCTTTTTGTCTTCTCTTATTTCTCTCCATAAGTTTTTTATTAAAACTTCTACTTCTTGCAATATTTTCTCTCTTTACTTTAGTCTTTTTAAGAACTGCTCTACGAAGCATTCCTCCACTTCTACCAACTCCTCTTGCTCCACCAGAAAGAACTGAACCAGCACCTCTGGCAAACATTGAACCTATTCTAATTGCTCCTGCTGCTACTGCTGCTACTGCCATCTTAACCTACCACATTATAGAGAAGTTGAGAATACATCGTATAGAAATTGCTTGGATCTGCCGAAGCAATCAATGGAACATCAGTCGCAGATCCACTTTTAAGTGGTTGTCCCTGCATCTGTCCTCCAGAACCTCCGACTTTCTTATAAATTACGGTTGTATTTCCACCACCAGATACTGGTCCTGGTGCTGACATTGATGGAGAAGATGGAGAAGAAACTTGTGCAGCAGGCATTTCTCCTGGTACTGGTGTTGTTGATGCTGCTGGTGCTGCTGGTGTGGATACTTTTTCTTTTTTATACTTTTCTGTTCCTTCATAAGGAAATATTGTTTGTAAAAATTTAGAAAATCCATCATCTTTACTTTGCATGTCATAAACAGCTTCATTTAATCCTTTAAATGGTCCAAAGTTATCCCAAGATTCTTTATTTGGACTCCAAAAACTATCTAAAACTCCTGTCAACTGACCTCCCAACATTCCACCAAGAAAAGAACCTCCAAGAGCACCCCAAAAAGCTAATGGTCCACCAGCAGCACCAATACCACCACCAAGAGCACCTCCAGCAATACTACCGGCAAGAGGAAATAATGAACCAATAATTGATTGTGCTGGCGACATTCCTGACAGAGCTCTATCTCTAACTTCTTTGGCTGCAAGAATAGGTCGGAGAGCTCTTAATAATAATTTTCCTCCACCACCAGCTATTTTTCCAAATATGTTTCCAAGAACACCTCTAGGATTTGTTATAAAACCAATTACAGATCTTATAACACCTACAACTTGTTTAATTCCGGGTAATTTGGCAGCCCACCCCAGACCAGATACTGCTTTATCTAAAATTTTGACAATATGTTTACCTTTACCTACATGACGATGTTGTTCTAATTTACCCCTAATAAATCTTTTCATCATATCAAGAGGACCTTTTGGTCCACTATCTTTCATCATATTATTTCTTGTTAGACTCTGTCTTTGTTGATCTAAATTAAAATTTGCCTTAGAACCAGAACTAGTTCCACCACCTTTGTAACCAGATTGATTTCCTGGAGATAAAGAAGTACCACCCCCTAATTGACTTCTACCACCAGCACCAGGTTTTCCACCACCACCAGTATTTCCACCACCAGGAGGTTTTGGTTTTCCTGTGACAAGTTCTCTAAGTTTTCTAAATGCAAATTTAAATGGTGCAGCAATAATAGCAGCAGTTATCGCACCGATAGTAGCAACAATACCAAGTATTCCACCATTCAATAATGCGAATATTCCACCAACAGTTAAAAGAGTTTTTCCAACTTCTGCTGCTATTGATTCTAATTTATTAATATCACCTTCTGCATTTGCTTTTATTGCCTCTAATCCTTGATTTGTTAACCACCCTCCAAGGAGAGTCATAAAGAGTTCCATCAAGGTTCCAAGAACTCCTCCTGCTTTTTTTCCTACTGCTTTTACTGGAGAAATTAACCCTTTCGTTATTTTTTTCTCTAATTTTTTCTCTTCACCACTTCTAAGTTTCTTTTCTTCTACTTTTCCTACATCTTTTTCATATTGTTTCTGTGCCTTCTTCTCAAGTTCCGCTTCCTTATTTAATGCCTTTGCCAGAAAAGAAACATCATTTTCTAATATAGAAACTCTTTTAGATAAAACTGTAACATTAATATCTGGAGTAATTGTAGATGGTGTTGTTTTTACAAGTGCTCCTGATTTCTTAAAAACATTTGCAGAACTTATATTTCTTTTAAATAATAATTTTCTCTCTCCAGCAGATAAGTACTCCCCAGTATAAGGATTTACCCCAGTATTAGCAATCTTATTGGGAGAAATATTACTTCTCCTCATCTTTAATTGTGGTGCGTTATTAATTGCCACTATTTTGCTGCTGTTTTAATTTTTCTTCTTCAATATATTGCTCTAATAAAGTGAGATAAATGTCCTTCTCCCAGGGTATCATATTTTCTAACTCTGTTAAGCTATATTTATGATGCTGAATCAGGGCAAATGTTATTTGGTAGTATGACGCAAGGTCAGTATGCGCCATACCTATACGAAAAAACTGGAAAGACCTTCTAATACAACATCACTTTCGACCCCAGTATTTGGATTTTTTAGTTTTACAGTATGTGAAAGTTTTGGCATTGTCTCAAAGAAATTCTCAACTTCTTTAAATTGTTTGGAACTCAATTGCTCAATAAAATCAAGCATTTCTTTCTTACTACAATCAGAAGAATTCCATGACTCTTCTTCATTATAAATTTGCTCTACAGAAGAAGCAATTAGTTGGAATGATTCATCCACACCAAACTTACCATCAAAACTAAAATTAGATTTAATGAACTCATCTAGAGAAGGATACTTCATTCTCATAATTAGATTTTCATCTAATACAATATCTCTCGAATGATTTTTATCAGATTGAACCTTAATATCATCGAGATTGATAACTACAGAAACTTGCGTCTCTTCATCATCAGGACAAGTCAATAATACTTCGACTTCTTCTCCGACAGATTTACCTCTGATATTTAAGAAAAGATATTCAATATCAAAAGTAGATAGTTGTTCTACTTTAATACCCCTAGAAAGAATACAGTTACCGATTACAGTTTTGATAGCAGTCGTAATTTGTTTCTGATCTTCAGATTCCATCGCAATAATTAGAATCTTTTCTTCCTTAACTAAAAAGGGTCTGTATCTAATTTTCTTTTTAGTCGAAGGCAATTCCAACTCATATATTGGAGTATTAATTTTAGGTAAAGGCATAAAAACCCATTATAATTTCAGTTGTAATTATTTAGAACGGATTAAGCAAGATTATTATTTGGAAGAACTACTCCACTTATTTGTCGTCCTTCAAATGGAATTACTTCAAGAGGAATAGATTCAGTTTTCACAGATCCTCGATTATTACTAGTTCCATCTTTCACACTCTTCGATGTTAATTTACCAGAAACATAACGTTCATATTCGAATGAAGCACTTACTTTTAATATATCAGAAGTTCCATAAGAAACTGGAATAGATGTTAAATTTTTTGGAAACAACTTAAAGAATTTATATTCCAATTCTTTATCACCATTTCTATCAAATTTTATAATTTTTGTCTGATCACATTTATATTGCTCTGGGAACTGCATTCGATAATAATATCCAGGAGCAGTAGATTGTGGTTTACCTCCACTTACAATATATTCCATCCAGTGCTCTAGAAACTTAATCATTCTATAATCAGAATCAACATAAAATTCTAACTGCATTTCAGTAAAAATTCGGGTATGTGCCATCTTTTCCTGCATACCCATAAAGTTTCCATTGATATCCGCAGTTGCTAATGAACTACCGGGAATGGAAGCAGAAGAACATAATAAACCAGATTCTTCTGTAATAAATCTCGTATTTACTCCTCTTTCATCTAAATATCCACTTAATTCACTATTCAACCCACCAAACATGACTTGATAATGAGATGTCTGTGCAAGATTAGTAATTAAGGGTTTAAATTCTGATATTTTTTTAATTCTCGGCACTCTAAATACCTATAAGACTACTTGATTATTAGTTATTTAGATGTCATATAAGGGAAAATACAAACCATCTCATCCTAAAAAGTATAAGGGTGATCCCAATAACATCGTTTATCGTTCCTTATGGGAAAGAAAATTCATGGTTTATTGTGATATGAATAAAAATATTATAGAATATTCTAGTGAGGAGGTTGTTATTCCCTACAGATCACCAGTAGATAACAGATACCACAGATACTTTCCAGACTTTTATATTAAGGTCAAAGAATCAAATGGCATGATTAAAAAAATGATTATTGAAATCAAACCATTTAAGCAGTGTATCGAACCTAAAGTCAAACAAAGAAAGACAAAAGGTTATATCTATGAAGTCGTTGAGTATGCTAAAAATCAGGCAAAATGGAATGCCGCCAAAGAATGGTGTTTAGATCATGGTTATGAGTTTAAGGTCCTTACAGAAAACGAACTCGGTATTAAATAATGCCAAGAAAGACACTCCAACAAAGAAGAAATCCAACAGAAGATAATGATAATCGTGTGCGTGGTGTTGTTGATACTTTAATTGGTATCGAAACTGCTGATGATATTATGACTGAATTAATCACTGTTTTATCTGAAGGTGGTAAAGTTCCTTCTAGTGGAAAATATTATACCTTTTTTTATAATGCCAAGACACCGGGAATGCAGTATGACCAACACCCTCTTGTAGGTGTTACCGAAGTATTCTCTTGGGGGTTTCGTGGAATTAATTTTCATTGGGATACACAGAATAGTAGAAGGCAATATGATTACAATCAAATCATTGGTGGACTATACGAAATCTATCCAGAAGAGATGTCTGATGTGATAGAACTCGGTTTTGCTAAAGTTCGTTCTAAATAGTTGTAAAAAAGAGAGAAATATATATGACAAATTTTTTTCCGGTTACTCCAATTTTTAAGGTTACTCCAAGTGGTCTCGCATCTCCAAATGGTAAACCTTTTCAGGGTGTTGATGATAATTTTTCTGGACCCACTAACTCGGACAATCCCTCACCAAAAGCAAACACAACAGTACAAAAGATAGAAGAAGGACAACCAGGAGACGGAGGAGAACAATCAATACAACCATCACCAATAAAATTCAAAAAACAAATATCTGCAAGTAATAGAAATAATAAATTTGGGCAATTGAGATATCCATATGCGATATTAGAAAAAGAAACTGATTATTTGCAAATAGAAATTCTAAAGTATAAAACATTAGGAATTACTCCTCAAGCAAATGTACTCCAAGAGGGAGTACGATCATCTAAAAATTTTTACAAGAACGAAGAAGCAATAGGTTCTATACTTCTACCAATACCACAAAATATTTCATCAACAAATTCTACGGGTTGGGGTGAAGATAGTTTAAATACCCTAGCAGCATATGGTTTGGGTGCTGCAGGAGATATAATTAAAAGTCCAAATTTTTTAAAAGGAATATTTGATGCTGCACTTCAAGCTGGTGGGGATTTAGAAGGTATTGCGGTAAGTGGTCAAGCACAAGACCTATCCAGTTCATTTTTTGCATCAAAAGCAGTAAATATTTTAGGAGCAAATACTAGTTTTTCGGGAGTTTTAGCAAGATCAACGGGACAAATCCTAAATCCAAATACAGAACTGTTATTTAATGGAGTAAAATTAAGAAGTTTTAATTTTTCCTTTAATCTTGCTCCAAGAAATGGTAGAGAAGCAGAGGAAATTAAAAAAATTATTATTGAATTGAAAAGAAATATGGCACCTACCTCAACAATTACAGAAGAATCTCAAAATGGAAATGCAGGACTATTCCTTAAATCTCCAAATGTGTTTCGTCTGAAATATAAGACTGGAAATAGTGATCATAAATTCTTAAATAGTTTTGTTGTTGCAGCACTTACAAATGTTCAGGTCAATTACACAGGTTCGGGAACTTATATGACATATAATGATGAGTCCAAAACACCAGTTCATATGGTGATGCAATTATCATTCCAAGAACTGAGTCCAATTTATGCAGAAGATTATGATGCTTTTGGTAATGAAGGAGCAAAAGGAATAGTAGGAGGAGTAGGATTCTAATGGGTTATTTCAGAGAACTACCAGATGTAGAATATCAGTCATTTTTGTCTGATGCAATTTCATCAAAAGATTACTTAAAAGTCAAAAACTTATTCAGAAGAAATAAGTTACGTGATGACTTACAAAATATTTTTACAATATTCAATAAGTATGAAATCGTAGAAGGAGCCAGACCTGATACAGTGGCAGAAGAGTTTTATGGTAAGGCAGATTTAGATTGGGTAGTCTTAATGACTGCCGGTATTATTAATGTAAGAGATGAATGGCCTTTATCTAATTACCAATTATATAAGTATGCAGAAAATAAGTATAGTGTAGAGAAATTATCTGACATTAATTATTATGAAACTAAAGAAGTCAAAGATTCTAGTGGTAGATTAATTCTTCCGGCAGGTAAAGATGTCAATGAAGACTTTACTTTAAATTATAGTGATAATGGTACTAAAGTTTCTGTATCTGGAGTTTCAGTAAGAAGAGGTGTTACGAACTGGGAATATGAAACAAATAAAAACAATAAAAAATCCTCGATCTTTTTACTGAAACGAGGATATTTACAACAATTTTTAAATGATATGAGAGAGATTATGATTTATGGTTTATCCTCAGAATATGTGAACGAATCACTGATTAGAACTGAGAATACCAAAGTCACAATCCCTAACTAACTCAGTCTGCTGCGAGTGCGGCAAAGTATGAGAGAGTATCATCATCGTCATCAGTCTTGGTAGGAGACAGACTATCAAGTTCTTCCTTCATTGACTGAGGGACAGGATTTGATTCTCCACGATTCTGCTGACGGAACTCTTCTTCTTCCTGAACGGATTCTTGGTCTTGGAACTTAGTCGTTCCTTTGATACCGAGAACATAATCAAGACGCTTCTTCAGATCATCATAAGACTTGAATTGGTCTGGAGCAATAAAATCTTCGAGAGAATACTCTTTCTTCCAGATTGCTTCCATTGCTTCGTCATCTTCCAGAAGTGCATCCTGACGGGCAAACTCCGAAGAATCATAGTTACGATAACCGGCAACATTCTTTGCCTTCAACTTGAAGTTAGCACCCTGCCAGAAGTCAAATGGATCAATTGCTTCCTCATCCTCAAATTCTGGTTGCATTGCGGCAGTAATCTTATCAAAGATTTTCTTGCCAAATTTGTAAAGCATTACCTGACCTTCATTAGAAGGATTAGCAGGATCTTTTACAACATAGATGTTTGCGACATAAGTCAGTTTACGTTTCTGCTTACGTGCTTGCTCTTTACCAGAATCGGTGCCGTTATTCCACAGCATCGTGTTGTATTCTGACATTGGGTCTTTCTGACTCAGAGTAGTCAGAGAGTTCTCAATATACCATCCACCAGGACCTTGGAAGGCATGGGAATAGAGTTTGACGAATGGAAGGTCTTCACCTTCAGGAGCAGGCAGGAAACGAATAACGGCATAACCATTGCCACCTTTATCACATTCTAGTTTCCACAGACGTTCATCACCTGAACTACCTGCATTATTCATTTTTTCGACTTCCTTGACCAGTTTTTGTGTCAAAGAACCCAGTTTGGATTGCTTCTTAAGATCAGCAAAAGACATTTAGATTACCTTGGATTAGTTTGGATGTTTTGGATTTACTCGGATAGTATAGCAGAAATTCTCTCAGTCGTCAATGTAGTCTTTGAGAGATTTGATTGTAGCATTCATACTACTGAATAAAGTCATCATATCAGTCTCTGGTGGGAAACCCATCATTGAAACTGATTTACGTAGATTCTCTTTCATCTCGATGGCCTTTGGGTCATCAGAAAGAGATAGTCTAGTATACATCACTTGCTGTTTTTCAAGCAAGGTTGTAAGTATTTCAACGTGCTCAAGTTTTTGTTCACGGGACATCGCACCGAAAGTAATAAAACTTTCGTAGATTTTTTCTTGCATTTCATTAATTTCACTCAGTTCTTCCTGAATGATTTCAGAATCAAAAAAGTCACTCATCTACAAGGTCCCGCAAAATTTTCTTAAACTTGAATACATCAATATTTAGAAAGGGAGAATATTTTTGGAGTTTTAAACTTACGGTTTCCCATACAGGATCTTTCAGTTTTTTATCAAACTTCTTTCTGAATGAGAATATTCTATCATAGATTACAAAAGTTTCAAGACTTATGTCTCCACCAAGAAATCTTTTTAAGATTGTTGGATGACCTTTCGAACAATTGAATAGATTCTCGAATTCGTTGTTCGAGAGTAATTCGTTGCTTTGTTCTTTGAACAAGTAAGTCAAACTCTGTTGTCTCTTTGTCCAATCTGAATAAGTTCTTTCTCCAGAACTGATAATTTCTCCAATCCATAAGTTTTGTGGGTTGTCTGCGTATGCGAAATTAGATACAAGAAATTTTACAACTTCTTCGTCATTATATTTACGACTAGTTTTCTCGAACCAATACTTATCTCTTCTTTTATTGAATGAAGATACACTTGCACGGGTCTTCGCACCATATCGGAAGAAGTCGTATTTTGGGTTCGTAAAATGATTTTTGAGTGACAAATAATGTTGGTAGGTATCAAATGGAGTCACTTTCATAAAGGCAGTTTTGCTTTCGAAGTTGCTTTCATAAAATTAAGTCTCGTAGCATCCCACTTCAGTTTTTCTTTCAGTGGTTTTGATACAAGTTTTGTGACTGATTCTACATCAAGTTCATTGACTTCACAATAGTGAACAATCGCATCGATATAGTTGATTTTTTCTTCGGCAACAATCTTTTCAATTTCTAGAGCAAATTTAGATGGTGTTAGAAATTTACTTGCTAATACCTTTTCTAGTTCCTTATTCGGTTCCATAGAGTTCCAATTTATCTGTAACAAACTTTCTAATATATTCGGTAAGAAGTTTGATGTACTTTGATTTGTCTCTTTCTTCGTAGACGACGCATTCTCCATTTTCACAAGCCATAATGATTACAAGTTTTTTGACAGAAATTCCTGTCAGTTCATACAACATACAACCGTATGCCATACATTGTACGAAATAGTGGTC